CAACAAAAAAGTTGTTAAAAAAGAAAAGTGTTGAGATTATGTAAAAATCAAAAAAATGTCAGTTTTTAATATTACTGGCATTTTTAATGATAATCAATCACACATTTCTTCTAACAAACACTTTTTCAGTTTTGTTTTAATATAATTAATTTTATTACTAACAGTGCTGCTACTAAGTTGAAATTCCTTTCCAATTTCACAATAATTATATCCTTGCACGTATTTCATATTTAATAATGTATAATCAGAAGGTGATAATTGTGAGGTAATGTAATTAACTGAATTACAGTTTTCAAAATCAGTACAGTCAGTCCCACTGGATATAAACGAAAGATTACCACTACAATTAGCAGTATAAGTGTTGTTACAATAACTAGTAGTAGAAGCATTATAATCAGCCAAAATACCTGTTAATTCACTAGTTTTGGCTGAATATAGAATTTCGCTAGATATTGTATTTGTATTTCCAGTATTAATACAATTCTTTCTATTTCTATCAATCATGTAATTTTTAGCAATAGCCAATACCCATGTTTTTAAATTTGATTTTTCGGAATCATATTTATTAAGGCTGTAAAATACTCTAATTAATATGTCAGATACACAATCATCAATATCGTCTGAATTGTATTTTGGGTATTTGTGTTTTAAGTAATCCTTTATAATTTTTTGATATGTATTAAAAAACGTTTCTTGTGCTTCCCGATTTGTTCCACTCAAAATATTTTGAATAAGTTTCTTGTCGTCTACTATTATCATAAGGCTTTTGTAATTTATTTATAAAGTAATCATCAGTCGTTAAACCCCTTGCAGTGTATAAACACCTAATAACTTCATCAATGCCTTGATTTCTTCTAATTTCATCAATGTCATCATTGTTTGGTAATTTAACTATTTTTATTTTTTCTTCACAGTCATAATAAATAGTCTGTAATTGATAGAATAATTCTATGCTGTTTTTATATGCATCTGGGTCAAGTAAAATTATAATATCTGGCTTCCTCTCTTTTAGTTTTTCATACAAAGTAGTTGAGAGTGTCTTCCCTAATAACGGCATTGCGTTTGGTAGTGAAAACATATCAGTAACTCCCTCAACAAGAATTACGGTACTATCCCAATTTATATAACCCTCATTAAATATAATTTTATTCTTATCTGCAATTGGATTTAAATATTTTCTCTTCTTTTCTCTAGGATCATATGTTCTCCCAACAAAATAATTAACATCACCAGATTCATTGTAGGACGGTATGATTATTCTATTTGCATATTTTCCAACGGTACAGAATCCCACTTTGTATTTTAATATTATATCTCTACCTATTTTTCTTTCGTTTACCAAATAATTATATGCTTCAAAATGTTGTAAATTTCCTGCTTCCATATTTGAAAATAATATCATTTCTTTGGGTAATTCTATTTGTACATATTCATCTTCTTCATCATCTGTTGATATGTATTCAGAGAATGAACCAGCAAATGCTTTATACATTTCATAATCTGTACGAGTGCCATATAAACGAATTAGTTTACCTAAAGAGCCACTGAACTTTGGCTCACAACGCCAGCAATGATACACAGGAATACTGTTGCCCTTCCAGCCTGCAGTATTGATCTCTAAGTTGTGTTTTCCTTCAGAACTTTCAATACCATCATATTCTGCACAACGTGGACAGTCCACTCGAAACTGCGGTCCTGCTCCAGTTACATTGGGGAATATGTTTCTTATTATACTATAAAATTCTTGTCCTTTAAACATGATACAAATATAAAAAAAATTATATGGGAATCAAAGGAAAATAATTATTTTCGTTTCATATGTACGCAAATTTCATCAATCCAACCATTTCTATTTGCAGCATCATGTGCACCACTAGCACCTATAGTAAATTTATATCTTGAATCAAATTCCAATGCTTTTTCTTGGCAACGTTCTTTAGTCCAATACCCTTGAGGTTTATATTTTCTTGACATGTGTGCGCACAATTCTTCTAAAATTTCATTTCTTTTTGCCCATGCATAAGAAGCTTTATCGTATTTTTCAAATTCAACCTTTGTTTTATATTTTAATGCAATTAACCTACAATCTTCTGATGTTCGATGAGTGTTTATTTGAATCATGTGCATGCAAATATCATCAAGCCAATTATTTCTTTTTGCGCACATGTAGGCACTGCATTTCTTTTCTTTAAATTTTGTTTTTGTTTTAAAACTTAATGCTTCTTTATGACATTCTTCTTTAGTCCACTTTCTTTCAATTGCTCCAACTTCTCCACCATCTGTAATATTTAACATGTTCCATCCCATTGATTTATATATTTTAATTAAATCTTTTTCCAATTCTCTTGCTACATCAATATGGACATAATCACATAATTGTTTTAGATTAGGTTCTAAATTAGTTTCTTTAATATATTTAGTTACAGCATCATTGAGTTTTGATTTCCGTTTAGAATTTCTTTTGGTTATATTATTTGTTAAACCAACATAAGCATAATTATCAGGAAATTCATAAACATATACACATCTGTACATGATGCTTCCTGTTCTTATCATGTGAGTACATATTTCATCCAACCAATGAAAACTACATGCCATGTTGTAAATATAATAGCTATTTTGTCTAAAATCGCTTCTTGTTTGGTATTTTAAAGCTTCTTTGGCACATCTCCCAATAGTTTGCTTTTGCCTACCCATAATTAATTTTATTTAAAACAAAAATGATTACCAGAATAATCGGGTAATCATTTTCAATTGCAATTTCAATTTTTTAAAATTTCTTATACTTTTCGGTAAAAGGAAAAAGACTTAGCATCTGATTCAACAAATATATCACATTAACAGTAGACCAAGGAGTTCTTTCTTGATTATGACCTAACATGTTGATTTGCAGCTCGTTGAACATTATTAGAACGTTTTGATGCAATGTTTCGTTTGGGTTAACCCCACCCCCCCCTCTTTGTGATTCATAAAGTCTTGAATAATCTGCCTTTGCTACTCCCAACTCAGCTCTTAATGCTTCATTTTGCTCTGACAACAACGAAACTTGTTCTTCAAGCCATTCTAAACCTTCTTTTGGTTGCTCTATTACTTCCAAAAGTTCTTCTTCCTTCTTTGGCATTAAATCAACTCCATTTAAAAGTTCTTCAACTCTTTGTTTTGCTTTAATATCTCTTTCTTCCTCTGGAGTTTTTGGTTTTTCAACCACCTTAACTTCAGGTTTTTTAGGTGCTGGTTTTGTGACTTTTACCTCTACTTTCTTTCCACCACCCTTTGCTAAATTTACTAAATTATTTGTATTATTCATAATATTTATCATTTATTTTATTTATTATATAGTTTTCAATATCTTTTACATAAAATGGAATTCTAATTAATTTTATTTTATTATCTACACAATATTGCGTTTTAATTTTATCGTTTTTTATTGTAGATTCATAACATTGTTTTGCTACTTCTTCTGAACATCCGTTAAATCTAACGACTTCAAAATGTTGTCGTCCATCATACTCAATAACACAATTATCATCACTTAAATAAAAATCAAAAGGAAGTTTATTTTTATTTCCCAAACAATCATCAAATCTTTTTTGTTCAATAAATTTAATATTATGCTTGTTTAATATTTTTCCAATTGTTATTTCTCCTTTTGATTTATTACATTTTGGGCAACCAGAACCAACCAAATGACTGTGTGGTATTTGGAAAAAAATTCCATGTATCGGACAAATTATGTCTAATTTTATTTTATTTCCCAAATATTTTGACAATGTGTAATCATAAATATTTTCATGTATACTATTTGCCTCAATAACAAATTCTTCCGTTGTTTTATTTCTACCAGCACATTTTGGACATCCACCACCATTTAAGTGATTAAATGGCATTTGTGTAAAAATACCGTGTATATCACATTTTACCTTAACTTTGGTTTTCGAATTAACATATATGGTTTCAGCGTAATCATATATGTTATTATGTGTTTTTACTGCCCTATTAATATAATCATCATTAGTTAGCGTAATTTTCCCACCACACTGTGGACAGCCGTATCCCACAATATGATTATTTGCCAATTGTCTAAAAATACCATGAATTGGGCATTTTATATTGAGACTTGCTTTACTGTTATTATAGATAGTTTCACTATAATCATATTTATTCGAATGAACCAAATTAGCTTTACTTATAAAATCATCTGTAGTTAATTTATATTTATTTGAACATCTTGGACATCCTCTTCCAGTTAAATGAGAATGAGGTGATTGCATGAAAATACCGTGAATCAAACATCTAATTTTTAATTTAATGTAATTTGTGATATATTCCGATTCAGAATAATCATACCTATTATTGTGTACTATGGTAGATTTTAAAATAAAATCCTTAGTGTTTGATTTAATGGTCATCATTCAATTATTAAATTTGCATTCAAATGCGCAACAAGTCCAGCTTCATCATTCCAAATGAATGCTTCACCCGCTTTGGTTGCACCTATGAACCCTTTAGAAAAGTGCCATGCGTCAGTCCCAGTTAAACTTGATAAATATCTAACAGTAACACCCAACTCTTCGTTAGTCACTCTGCTTGCATCCAACGTAGTGTATTTAACGGTTCTTTTGCGATGGATGTGCCCCAAGTGCCATTCATGGTATAATGTTTCACCCCACATTGATTTAGATTCAACATCATTTGCCATTAACATTGATAATGAACTTTCTTTCTCTTCACTTCCATGAGTTAATCCAAGCAATACTTTACCAAAACGATAGTATTTCCTTAAAGGTGCTTCATTATTTATGTGAACTTGAGAATCATTGTTAAACCACGCCTCAAGACATGCACCCAAATAATAACTTCTTTCTAAATCATGATTACCCGCAATTACCATAACATCAACAGGAACGCCTGTTTGTTTTAACATATTAATTGCATCCACTACAAGCCTGATACCCAAGGAGAAAGTCTTTTTCCATCTGGCATCCTCATCCTGTGGCGTTCCTGCTGTGGTGGTGTTTAGTATCGTGTCGGTATTAAAAAAATCACTACCAATAGGAAACAGAATTCTTGAGTATTCAAATCCCTTTGCTCTATCAATTAATGTTCTGATTGTTGTTAAGAATCGTTTACTTGCTATTTTAAGATCATAGTTCTCACCTGTCTCGTTTTTCCAGCAAAGCTTGCCCATGTGAAGATCAAAAAGAGTTATCTCAAATAGATTGTTTTCAACAGTTGTTTTTGGTTTAATAGGTACTTCTAAGCGTGATGGCATATAATTTTTCACCATATCAATAAAAATCTCACCAATTGCTTTTTCTTTAGAAGCAACAAGATTTTTTTCTAAACGTGCTTTAACTTGAAAATTTTGGATTGTTTGTGGTGCATCACCTTTCATACTGGTGGTGTCCCATTTATTAACAGTATGTTCTTTTACTTGCCAAATGTCTAAATCTACTTCACATGCTGCAAGTAGCTCACTTAGCGTTTTAATGTGATTTAAGGGATAGTTAGAGCTTTTCCACTCAGCAGTTGCTTCATTACCCTTTTGATTGAATTTAGTACCGTTATCTGCAGCGGTGTTGGTAATATTCCATTGTGACGGAACTTTAAGTTGGGATAAATCTGTTTTGGGGGAGTAATCGTTTACTATTCCAAATCCCCTATAATAAGCATATTGCTTGTAAGCATCATCAAACAATGTAAATAGTTCATCATCAAGCATACCATTTTCATATTTTTCATAAAGGATTGCTTTTGTGTTCTTTACATAAGTATCAGCATATCCACATTTTAACGATGCTTCTCTAACTGATATTTGATTCTTCATTGCATAATTAATTACTTCAACTGCTTTTTCGATTCTTTCTTTATTCATTTTAAATGGTTTAAATAATGTTATTTATTAAAATTTCCCCAAACATACAATAATTTTATTGAAAATGCAAGGGTTTTCAGATAAATACATTACCGCTTTGCTTTAACATCTTTAAAGTTTCTTCAATTCGTTTACACTCTTTTATAAACGAAACCTCAATTTCTATTGACCCATCGAACCACTCACCGTTTTTATGTATGTGAGAATATTTTCTATGTAATGTTCCTTCAATTTGATTGGCTAACTCAGTGGGATATACATCAATTAGTTTTAACTCTGCAGAATTTCCCGTTTGCAATTGTGACAAACGTTTGTTTGGGTGTTTAGATATCCCAATTTTATAACAACTATCCTCTACAGATTTAATTAAATATATGTATCTCATTTAATAATGAAAAGAGCGTTATAATCAATCAATTTATTTTTTAAATATTCTCCGATATTCTTTTCTGTGTATGGTATTCGTATTAAAGGAATGTTATTATTCATACAATATTCATTTTTAATTTTATCGTTTTTTATTGTGCCTAAAAATGTTTTATTTGCTTTTTCAATTGAACACCCATTAAATTGAATTGGTTTAAAATGATGATGACCGTCATATTCAATTAAAATATTATAATCAATTAAATAAAAATCAAAAGGTAGTTGTTTAACGTTTCTACAGTCATCATATTTTTTTTGTGGTTCGAATTTAACCCCATTTTTTATAAATAAATTCCTTAAGAATTTTTCACCGCCAGAAGATATGCACAATGGACACCATTTCCCATTCTTTATGTTCGATGGCGTTGCATTCCACTCGTGACCATTCTCACATTTCCATTTCAATTTTGAATGAGCGTTAACATATTTTTCACTAACACACTCTCCGTCTCGTTCATGGGCAATTTCGTGCATTTCGCATATTGTTGATGGTATGTTTCTATTTGCACATATTGGACACCAAGTCCCAGCCACGATACTTTCAGGAACTGCCATCCACTCGTGACCATTTTCGCATTCCCACAAAAGTTTTGTGCTGCCGTTTACATATTTTGTTGACAAACACATGCCATTCTTTTTATGGGCAAGTTTTTGTATATCATTAATGGTAGTTGAGCTAGTGCGCCCACAAACTGGACACCATGTTTTACTATTTATTATATTTGCAGGTGTAGCCTCCCAAATATGACCAAAATTACATCGAAATTTTAATTTGACCTTACAATGAGTATAGATGTCCGATAAGCAAACACCCCCTTTATTATTGGCAATAATTTTAAAATCATTAATATTGTATTTATTCGGATTTTTTGATGTTCTTCTATTTTGACATTTTGGGCACAAAGCATTTTTAGTTTTTAAATTACTCCAAGAAGATTCCCATTCCTCACCACAATCACATTTCCATTTCAACGCCTCTTTGTTATTTCTATAACTAGTTGACATTAATGAACAGCCAAGTAATTTTACATATTCTTTAATTATTCCAATTGATGTTTTTTGGGACATATTGATAAATATCTTTTTTTCCAATCTTCTTTTGTAATAATGTCTAAAGTAATTAAACCAGCAATACCAACAACAAAAGAATCGGACATATCATAGTTGATGTCTTTTAGTTTACCGTCTTTACCATAAAACCATTCAATTTGTTTTTCTAGTTTAGATACTTTTTCCCATATATATAATTTCTTTTCTTTTATATATTCTTTAGGAAAAGATAATACTTCAACCATTTCACCCTTTCTTTTTTCGTTGTGAACCAAATCGACCAAAAATAATTTACGTGACTCATGCACAGATATTTTCTTTGGATAAATATTGAATATTGTGTATAGAATATATCTACAAATTCCATTAAAACCATATAACAATGAAACTGTGTTGGAATTGTTGCTACCGTTCAAAGGTTCTTCAACTATAATATATTCAATTTCACCGTTTAGTTCAGTTAATATTCTATTTTTATATTCTTCCACATATTTCCTAAAGATTTCCGCTTTATGAATATCTCTATCTCCAACTTGAACATTTTTATCTATTTTTAATTCCAGATGTTTCAATTCAATTAACTTTCCTTTTGAATCCCATAAAGCACTTCCGATATTTGTAGTACTAATATCAAGCGACCATATATATTTTTCCATATTATACGCTTTCTTTATGCTCGTCTATCATTTTTTGTACTACTTTTGGATTGTTAAGATATACTCTAATTAAATCTTCAATAACTCCACCAATTTTCATACTTTTTCCCTTACAAAACATTTTAAATCTACTATGTAGACTTCCATCAATAATAATGGACTTTGGTTTTGTTTCGTCAACTATGCGCAACTCTTTCATATTTATTATATAATTTATAATAAATACTAAGAAATTATAAAAAAATGTAAAAATTTATGATTTTGTTATAAATTAAAAATCTATATCAAAAACGATTGTTCTAGAAATCGTTTCATCCTTAATAATCGGGTTATTAAGTTTCCCAATTGCGACTAGATTTTTGTTTGCATCATATATACCGATTTCACTTATTGCTACCTGATCAGTTTCAGTCCAAGTATTATTTGTGGATGAATTAAACTGATTTAATGGCAAATTAATTGAAAGATCGGTTGTATATGCAATTGCTTTTATTTCTGTTGATACGTTGCCAAAAAAGTATATTTCATCACCAAGACATAATTTATCATCATCAGCAATTTCTTTTGTTGGATAATTGAGATAACTTAAATTATATATGGGATATGTATAGTAGTCGTTAAATGGTACTCTAAAAACAACGCTTGTTAATTGTTTTGCAGTTAATGGTGTTCCAGCAGCATGCGTGAGAATCTGATTGGTAATTTCAAAAATTCTCCATTCAGAAGCAATTGCTTTTACATCCCCAATATTTGTATAACCAGCATTATCAATAATTTGTATTAATGCAAATATTCTATGAACAGTATATCCAGTGCTATGCACGAGATCATCACTAAGAAACTTAAATTCGGCAATATTTGGAAAATTTATGGTTGTTTCCCCCATTGTTGGGTTTGTTACTGCTGATTGAGTTTTCTTAATATAATTACAATGAATTGCTTCACTATAACCATAACCCAAAGATGTTCCAGTTGGTACTAAAAGATATGTTGTAAATATTGAATATCCGCTTGCCATATTTAAATTTTATTATAAATACTGATAATCTAAATTTAATTAATAAAATAATTAATTGTCTTAAATATCTGCATGAAACATTTCTCCATTAAAATTCATTCTCAATGTTTCATGTAATACTTTGGGATTTTGATCCTCATTGAATTTGTGGTATTCAATCCCAATATAACTAAATTGGTTAATCTTATGGAGTATTGAAGGAATGATTGAATATTCACTGCCTTCGCAATCTATTTTCAAGTATTTACAATCTTTTGTTATGTATTTTTCTAACGTTTCAGTTTTACACATTGAATAATTGGTGTTGAAATCATAAGTGGATGAACCTCCAGTATTATCCAACGGAGTACCAATTCTAACAATCTCTCCTTCAACGTCAGTCACAGCAGTATTATGTAATTCAAAATCATCTAAAGACAAACCATTTAGAATAATATTTTTCTTAAATTGTTTGAAGTTCATTGGAACTGGCTCAAATGCAATTACTTTACACCCAAACTTCTTTTTAATATAAATGGAAAACATTCCAACATTAGCACCCACATCAATTACAATATCTTCTTTGGATAATTGAATTTGTTCTAATCAATAGTAATCTTGCTCAAATTCTCCAAATACAAATGGCACTGTATTAGACGTTGCCACATCTTCAAACTGAAGGGGAATTCCACCAATGACTCTAGTCCAAACGAATTTCGTATTGTCTATCATAACCAAGCTCATCTTTAATTTTTCTAAGTAATTCTATATCAGTTGTTGGTAATAATGCGTATGGATGTTCGTTCACAAAAAATTCTACGTGTAGCGATCCGTATGTTAGATGTGCACAAATTTCATTTGCGTCTTTAGCTATTTTACAATATTCCCTAAATACTTTAGCATCTATATTAACATTACCCTCAATAATTTGACCATTTTTTATTAGTTCAATTGCCTCATTAATTATGGCAATTAATGGTTCGATCTCCAAATTATTGTATTTATATCTATCATAATATAAACTAGTAACATAATATGTCCCAGCACATATGGGCTGTTCCATATATGCAGGAATTAAATGATCTGGGTGCTTTGATTCCAATATTTTAAGATTACCTCTAACTGTATTGGTTTGAGTGTGTTCGATAAATCCAAGATTAATATTAACAGCACCTCGTTTAAGAAGTGGAAGATACATCATTCCAGTACCCGGTGCAGTAATCTGAATATCTACCTCTTGAAAGTCTTCCATTTGTTTAATAAATGCTTTGTTTCCATAAATTTTATAATCATGATACCAATCAATAAATTTTATGTTACAAATATCAGATACCTTATTAACAACCTCTTTAAGAATTATTACATCTTGTTCATTAAATCTCTTATTATTAATTATGATTACATTGGGCACACGATTTAATGGTTTGTCAATGTTAATACCATGTACTTCAAAAAGTCTTCTTTTAAACTGTGCTAAACCATCCCAATGTTTACCATATATAAACATTTCTTTATTTACAACCCTATTTCCCGTTGGATCTGTTCCAGCAATCAACGTTTTGAAGTGAAATATTTCACTTTTATCTAAATTAGTATATTCTAACAATTCCTGTTTTGTGAAAGCTTTAATCGTATCATACGCAAAATTTTCCCTAAACGACCAATCCATAGATAAAAACGTAAAAGGTTCGTCAACATATCCAAATTTTAATAATGATAGATATATTGGGTATAATCCGTCAAATAATCCGTGCCCAATATTTCCATACCACAAATTATCCGCCAATACTGCTAAGTCAACAATTTTTATGTCTTGAAGGGTTTCTATGTAATTATTTAGCTCTTCTTCAGAATTAAATTTTTTGATTTGTGGTCTCCAGTCATAAGACGTTGTAAATTTTTTAACATAAGGTAAATTAATTTCTTCAATAGTGAAAAAATATAACACGCCAAATATAGAATATATGTTTTTATATTCTATACTTGTGTTATTATCAATCGTTTTAAATGAGGAAATCATTTTACTACTATACGGTTGTTTATAATATCGTAATTATTGTTTTTATTAATTAACATTTCTGCTTTTAGTGACCCTATATTTAATTTCATATCTCTAGTATCCCCAATTCCTCCCTTATCACTAACATTAAACATATATTTATCTAAATATACTGTAAGAGTAGGGGGATTATAGTGATAATATTGATTAATGTAACTTTCATCATTTACCCCGGGTTCATAAGATATTTTTTTATCTTCCAACTGATTATTATGCAAAATTTTACATACTTCCATAAGCCTATTTTTCTCTCCACCAAACAAGCACCCATGATAGTACATTTGAAATAATGGAGTATCCATTGGCACATATGCTTTTGAGTTTATATTTCTATCATAACCTTTAACGTCTTTCATCCAACCATTGTTACCGAAATGTTCCAATCCTACCGTATCACCAATAAACCATTCTTCGGTAAAATCCTTTGATATACTGGTGTCTGCATCTATATATATTAAATAATCAGCATCCGAATTTTCTAATGACAATATATTTGTAAACTTAGAATTCGTACCATCCAACCAATTATCATGTACTTGGTGTGTATATTTAACATCTAAATTATCTGGAACATATTCATTAGGGTTTGTATCCGAGAAAAAATAAAAAGTAATTTTTGCATCGCCTTTATAATGATATATGAATTTCTTCATCAAATTTACGCCAAGTACAAAATAAGCATTAGTTGCTAATATTACAATTCCAACATTTTTTTTATTCATAATAATTAATTTTTTTATTTAGATTAAACAAGTTATTTTTTCTACCTTTTGAACCCACTCATAATATTTCTTACTAGTGGTATATTCGTTTATTTTTAAATCTAAATTATATGGAAAACTATTCATATATGCAGCTTTATAAAATTGACCATTATCTGCTGATTCAATACCAGCATTATGCATAATATTCATTCTATCATAATCATTTTCACTTGATGTTGCCCAGCTAAATTCATAATTAGGATGAATATTAGTTTTATAACCCAATCTCCATGCACCCCATAGGACTGCCCACATATCTGCGCACCATATTTGTAACTCGTGATATAGTGGCTTGGAGAATTTTTCACCATTGGCAATTGCTTCCACATTATTTTTCTCCCATTCAATTTTTTCTTCTTCCCATTTGATTTTATCTAAATAAATTTTTTTGTTATTTAAATTTGTAACGTCTTTAAATAATTTCTCCGAATCTTTTTCAACCCTATCCCAATAAGAATAATCGACATTTTTCATTAGATATTGTGCACCTATACAATTTAATTCATTGTCTTCAATTACTTTCTCATCCATTTGCATAATATTGCACATTTTCTGAATAATATCATCACCTTTACTCTTAATATATGAATGAGCAATATACCAACGAGTATCAGAACCATACCACTCTTCATCATTCAACATATCATCACTAATCCACTCTCTTGGCGGTTTAGTAAATACAATATCACAATCATGATAAAATATTACATCATTCTTTAAGTAAGAATGCGCTTTAAAATGTTGTTTTAAAATATTAGGTCTGATTGATGAAACGTAGTGTTTGATTTCTCTGGTGTCATCATAAAAAAAGAATCTTGCTGCATATCTATTTGCAAGCTTACTCCATTCTTCAGGTATTATACCATTCTCCTTCCACGCAATAATATCAATGTTATTAGCATTAATACCCATCTCAATGAAATTGTTTATCATTACTTCTACCTGCCAAGCATAATATTTAATAGCTGGCTGTGCACAAATATATCTTAATTGTCTCATAAGTATTTATAAATTTTTATTGTTTACTATAAATACTTATAAATTATTATAAATTATTATAAATTTAAAAAAATGGAAAATATTTATTAATTATTATAAAATATAATAACATCTAGCACCAATTGAATCATTAATCCATTCAATATTGTTTAATATTTCTGGAATAAGTGTACCGTCATTATATCTAGTTTCCTTTAAATTTTCAGACATCCATTCCTGAGTTCCAATACAAATTGTATTATAAATAGTTCCATCATTTCCAACATACGTACCTGATTGACCATTTGTTAATGTTGTTGTATTTTTAATTAATCTAACCGAAACACCTTCATGTGGATTGTATCTTGGAAAACCATCGCCAGAAATCGGTACTGCAAATTGCGGTAAGTTTGTCCATAATCCAGCAACGCCTTTATGTATACTATCATCTAAAATAAAACTTGTCCAATATGTTGCACTATATTTTATATTACTAACTAAGCCTGTTGAATAATCTCTTATTCCACCTCCACGTGCATTAAATCCAGTTGCATTTGTTCCATGTGCATCTGTCCAATATGTTGTTCCAATTTCTTTTAGTGCATTTGCTGCCGTATTAGAAAGGGCATGCCCCAAAGGATCAACATATTTCATTAATGTTTCAAATTGAGTGGAATCTGGAATTGTCCATCCTTCATTTGCAATTTTTTTTATATTTGTGGTGGCATACCAGTTATATAAATATCCATAACTATTTACAATTGGTGGAATTGTGGTTGTTGATGTACTTGTGCTTGTACTGGTAGACGTACTTGTACTCGTTGATGTACTTGTAGATGTACTGGTAGATGTACTGGTAGTGGTAGATGTGCTAGTGCTAGTGGAAGTACTTGTAGATGTGCTTGTAGACGTGCTACTTGTAGATGTGCTAGTGGAAGTACTTGTAGATGTGCTTGTAGATGTACTTGTAGATGTGCTTGTACTTGTGGTTGTTGTAGGTACGATGCCATTAACAATATAATCTGGAAGCGTCCAAGACCTATTTGACTTGTATGACATTGCAAATAACAGTTCTTGGTCTTCAATTAAAAATATTTTCAATTCCGTAAATACTTTACCCACAACATTACCATCTAAATCAGCCAAATCATAATATACAGTATTAAGTGATTTTGTTTTCCCTGTTAATGTTTTACTGTCACCTATTGGCATAAGTGTAATGCCCATTGTTGTGGTATTTGATTTATGCCACATAATCCAAGGTATTTCTAATTTAGAATTTAAATAAAATTCTTCACCATATGTATTTGTAGGGGCTTCGTTACTATAATGAATAATACCTAGTTTACTGTAAACGGGTGCTTGTTGTTGAATATATGAAACAAATCCACCATATGTTCTACTTGGGGATTGTGTAAATTTTCTGTCGACATATTGAACTCCCGCAATTTCCTCAGTATTTACAATTGACAAATTCCAAAATGGAAACGAAGGAACTGGGCATTCATTATTTTGGGTGAATAATAATATGCTTTCATTAATATAATCAGTTTCTAAATCATTATATATAGTATCACCAATATAATTAGTGAAATTATAATAAATCATTGCACCTGCAATACCATTATATAACGGATTTCCACTAAAATCAGGTAAATTTCTATCAACAGTTACGATTAAATTATTATTACCTAATGTACCAGTTTTATTAACAATTTGATATGTTAAATATGGTGTGGGGATGTTTTTATTTATTGTATACCCTGTGCTACTTCCATAATGCACCCATTTAACCAAAAGTAAATCACCAATTACTGGTTCTTGACCACTTGTACCATATGTAGGTGCTTTTTTTAAATTTAAAAATCTCCCCCCCGCAACACTATTCACATAAACCATTGCATCTGGTTGTTTAACATGATCCGCATCAACAATAAATTTCGTCACATCATTTGAAAAAAATCCAAGAGGTTCTACTTTATCCATAACATCGTATGACTTTGAAGAAATTGTTGATATTATATTATATGGATCGCCAGATATTATGTTCGGAATAAAAGAAATTATTTTAGGGTACTTATCAGTTGGTTGTAAAATGCTTGAATCGGCAACATTATAATTTGCCTCGCCTGTTGGAAAATTAACGTCTCTTATGAAATTATAATCAATTTCACTATCACCAACAGCAAAATATTTGAACGTTAAATTTCCAGTAGACAATTGTTCCCTACCTTTTGATGTTAACATTATGTTTAAAACAAGAGAATCTTTTTTATTAATAAATGCCACTTTTCATGAATTTAATTATAAATACTAACGAAATAAAATTTAAAAATTAACCATTAACTATTGAGATAATCAGATAATTAGAAAAATTAGTTACATGAAAACCCGAATGCGTTACTCCATTTCCATCCACATATGTTGGATGTGCTAGATTAACCCCTCCATCAGAAGCAACATTCATTTCAGTATGAATAATATTTGTTGATAACACCTCTATCGTTGGGTCATGTAAAAAAGGAGTTGCATCACCACCAATAGTACCTTCATAAGTACCAATATCTCCAGAAAGTAGTTCCATTCCATTTATTTTAACACTATGTATAACACTTCCCAGTGGAGCAATTGGAGAAATACCAATTGTATAACGAGAAATATTAATCGGTGGAATTGTTGTTGTGGTGGGTGTTGTAGAGTTGGTGGTAAATGTATATTCTTGACCATATGCACCACCAAAAATATTACGTGCATAGGCTTTGAAAACATATGTCGTATTAGGTGACAATCCATTTAAATTTACCATAAATTGACCAATTCCAATATTGCCATCTAGTACATATGACCCTGCTTCGGGTGGACTAGTATTAATAATGGAATAACAAATACCCATTTCGGTAATCGCTGACCCACCTTCACTATATACATATCCGCCAAGAATTGCACTCGACATAGTAATATTACTTAAGTTGGGTGATGTGGTTGCAACCCCGGGTATTCCTACAGGTGGTGGTATTGGTGCATTTGTAGTGGTAGTAGTTGTGGGTAATATTAATGTGGTAAATGTTTCAACATTGCCAGCATAACCCGTTTGATTTAAATTATTTATAGCAAATGCTTTATAAACATAATCAGTACCATTAATTAAATTAGATAATGTTAATGTGAATACACCTAGTCCACCACCAATGCCGAATACTTGAGTGCCAGCTTCAGGTGGCATTCCACGGCCATTATCATATTGTGTAGCAGTAACATAAACAACTCCAATTGCATCAATTGTACTTCCACCACCGCCCAAAGTTAACACATTACCACCCACACCCGCAGTAGTATATGATTGATCAAAAGATGGATTAGTGATCAGCATTGGGTTTGGTGATATTGTTGTAGACGTGCTTGTAGATGTACTTGTACTTGTAGATGTACTTGTAGACGTACTTGTACTTGTAGATGTACTGGTACTTGTAGATGTACTTGTACTGGTACTTGTAGATGTACTGGTAGTGGTTGTCGGTGGAACTACTTCACAAACACCATTAATATTTGCATTAGTTTGACCATTTGCGTCAATTTCTGCTTGTGCCAACGCATTTGCTGCTGCCTGAGATATTAAAGAACTATATTTTGCTGCAATCACCGTATATGTAACATAATTACCATAGGACGGTCCTGCGGGACAATCATTCTTCTGAAATGCTTGAGACATTTGAACATTATAATATATTGGTTGTACTGTTGTAGTAGATGTAGAAGTACTAGTAGATGTACTGGTACTGGTAGATGTACTGGTACTGGTAGACGTACTTGTAGACGTTGATGTACTGGTAGATGTTGGTGCTGCACCAGCCCCACCAATACTACCAACAAGATAATCTGGAAGAGTCCAAGACCTATTTGACTTATATGACATTGCAAACAACAATTCTTGGTCTTCAATCAAGAATATTTTTAATTCTGTGAGCACTTTTCCAACAATATTACCATCTAAATCTGCTAAATCGTAATATTTTAAATTCAATGATTTTGTTTCACCAGTTAATAATTTACTATCACCCGTTGGCACAAGTGTAATGCCCATTGTAATTGTACTCGATTTGTGCCACAATATGTTTGGAATTTCTAATTTGGCGGTTTTTAAATATAATTCTTCTGCATACACATTTGCTGGAGAATTATTCGTATAATGTATCACACCTAATTTTTTATAAATAGGTGCTTGATTTTGTATATATGAAACAAATCCACCATATGCCCTACTATTAAATTGTCCAAAATTTCTATCAACAAATTTAACCCCCGCAATTTCTTCTGTATATATGATTGACATATTCCAATATGGGAATACAACAGTGGGACACTCAGTATTATTCAAAAACGATGAAACGCTTTTAATCTTATAATCAGCCGTAGTATTTTCAAATAATGTTGCACCACTATAATTAATAAAATTATAATAAATCATTGCACCTGCTTTAGCGGTTGGGTAATACCCATTGAAATCAGGCAAATTTCTATCAACACTTACAATAAGATTATCGGAACTCAACGTACCTGTCTTATTAACAATTTGATACGTTAAATATGGTGTTGGAATATTTTTATTTATTGTATATCCTGTTGTATTCGAATAAACAGACCATTTAACTAAAAGTAAATCCCCAATCGAAGGTTCGTTAATATTTGCACCGTATGTTGGTGCTTTTTTTAACGTGAGTTTTGTTCCACCAGTAACTCCATTCACGTCAACCATTGCATCGGGTTGTTTAACGTGATTACTATCCGTTATAAATGTTGTCCCAGTATTAGTAAAAAACCCTATTGTTGAGGTTTTGTTAACAATTTCATATGGTGTTGATGGTACTCTTGATATTAAATTATACGGATTACCTGTTATGTTCTGTGGAACGAAAGAAATTATTTGAGGATTTTTATTTGTGGGTCTTAAAATACTCAAATCAAGCGGATATGGTTTATAATTTAAATGAGATTCAATGTTATTTATTTCATTGGTCAACCCATAATCAATTTCACTATCACCAACAGCGAAATATTTGAATGTTAGGTTTCCAGTAGATAATAGTTCCCTACCTTTTGATGTTAACATTATGCTTAAAACAACAGGGTCTTTTTTATCAATAAACGACATTTTTAAAGATTTTAATCATAAATACTTATTTTTTATTTTAGCTCGTGAATTAAACACAATTTCCATTACTAATTGCAACATCAATATTACCGCTATTACTTACAACAATATTCGGGAATGTTATTGTTGTATTTCCACTCACTTCAACACAATATGGAGTACCATTTGAGTCAGATACAATAATAGCACCATTTCCACTATATGTCGAGAAAACTACAACAGTTAAATCATAAGTACCAATCTGATCAGTAGTCCCATTTGTAGAATTTCCCATTGTTAATGGAAATGAACCTCCCACTATATTATATCCATTCACTGCAACACTCAATATTGTTGAAGTAAATGGTGACGTTGTTCCATTAGTAACATTTACATATATTGGAGATGACGTAGTGGTGCTAGTTGTTGTACTAGTAGACGTGCTTGTAGATGTGCTAGTGCTAGTGGAAGTACTTGTAGATGTGCTAGTGCTTGTAGATGTGCTTGTAGATGTACTAGTAGACGTGCTAGTGCTAGTGGAAGTACTTGTAGATGTGCTAGTGCTAGTGGAAGTACTTGTAGATGTGCTAGTGGAAGTACTTGTAGATGTGCTAGTGCTTGTAGATGTGCTTGTAGATGTACTAGTAGACGTGCTAGTGCTAGTGGAAGTACTTGTGCTAGTGGAAGTACTTGTAGATGTACTAGTAGACGTGCTAGTGCTAGTGGAAGTACTTGTGCTAGTGGAAGTACTTGTAGATGTGCTTGTAGACGTGCTAGTGGAAGTACTTGTAGATGTGCTAGTGCTTGTAGATGTACTAGTAGACGTGCTACTTGTAGATGTGCTAGTGGAAGTACTTGTGCTAGTGGAAGTACTTGTAGATGTGCTTGTAGACGTGCTACTTGTAGATGTGCTAGTGGAAGTACTTGTGCTAGTGGAAGTACTTGTAGATGTGCTTGTAGACGTGCTAGTGCTTGTAGACGGAATAACTATTTGCGATTTAATATTACCATATCCAACACCATGCGCATTTATAGCAAATGCTCTATAAAAGGTCTCAGTATTACAAGAGAGACTTGTTAATAAATTTCCGCTGCCAGTAAAATAATTAACACCAATAGCAATATCAGCAGATATTGATTGTTTACAAACAAGCGATGGGTATTTATCAATTGTTAATTGTGATTCATTACCATAAGCACCCAATTGTGTATATAATACACCATATTCAGTAATTGGCAAATTACCATTATAGTTAACAACATTATTACAAATTCCCATACTAATATTTGTAATGTCGTATGCAATTCCAGTTGTTAATATTGGAGATTGCGTTGGAATTGGTAATGTCGTTATTTGGCATATTTCACCGTAATATGGCACACCATCAACAAGCATATATGCACGATATTCATATACAGTAGCAGGCAACAAACCCGAAATTGTGCAAGTATAGTTGTTTGCAGGAATTGCTCCAGTTTTTAATGGTGTTATTATCCAAGGTGCTGACATAGTTTTATTATTTTATTTTTATTAATTATTTAAAGAACTGAACTATCGGTTTGGGCTGTTATTGATAACATGTATGTTGGTGTAGTACCTATTGCAAAATTACCAATACCATTTACCACATTTGAAATTCCAATTGATGTAGTACTAGGCAACCCCAAAATTGTTTGTGCGTCAGAATAAACATCAACCCCAATGACATCACCGTGTTTAACAAGGATTGGATTCCACGTTCCACCACAAATTTTTGCCAATTTAGTACTATAAGCAAATGAACAAATGTTATTTCCATTACAGTATAGGTTCATTCGATGACTTATTGGAAATCCCGCAGCGGGATTTGTTCCACCCCAATTAAGTGTTATCGAATAACATTCACTAACACCAACAGGTATAACTGACGTAATTTCACCACACGCCAATTCGGATAACGGCTGTTTGTCACCACCTGCAACACATTCCATTGACACATAATTTAATGTTGGTAAACCAGATGCTTGACAAATAGATACTTGTTTTGTTGTACCAATCGTTGGGGTATAACATACAATACCTGATCTTGCAGCACCACTATTTGAAGCAACAGTAATTTGGTTTATTGTTCCAGTTGGTGATGGCGGTATTGGTGCATCGGTCACTATCCATGTAAGAGTGGGTGCTTTCGTAATTGTATATGTATTTAACGAACTACCAATCACACTAATATCAGAAAAAGTAATGGTTGCTGGCACATTCAACACAGTTGGAGATATTTGAATATCTTCAGTACTAGAACCTACTTCTCTATATTGCATTCCATAATATTGTGCATCTGCATAACGAACAATATTCTTTCCACCAGTATTATCAATTGAAAATACGTTCGCAGTTCCTTGACACGTGTGAATAGATGGGGTAACTGCTGGTGCAGGAATTGTTATTTGCAAAGTATTACCAGTATAACCATAAACACCTGATATGATATATGCTCTATATTCATATATGGTATCAAACGCCAATCCAATTATTTGTTCTGAATAATTATCAACCAATAATGAACCATATTGAGACACTTTTATCCAATCACCACCTAATTTTCTATATTCAATACCATATTCAGTAAGAACACTATAGCCTTGAATAAACTTACCACCAGTATAGAACTTACCGCTTATTGATCCATTAAATGATGACCCAAGATTTGTTTCCACATACAACGTAGGTGGAGGTGGAGGTGGTGGTGGTGTTGTTTGGGCAATTGAGAACAATGCACCATCATTTCCATAGTATTGAATAATTGGGTTACCTCTCTTATCGATTTTAGTTGATGATTCCGAATATATATTAACTCCTCTCCTATACATGAATTTTTGTTTACTAAAAATAGTATTTCTAACCAACAATCCGCTTCTTCTTAAAATAATTGTTGCGGGTAATAATTGATCTACAAATCTTTGAAACAAAGAATTATATTTACTTAAAAACGAATATAAATTATGGAATGTATAACCATTAGATTTTAATGGATCACCATTTGGAAGATTTGCTCTTTTTAAATATTCAACATAAATTTTTAACAATGCAGGATACCACCCACCCTTAAAATCGCTTATTGTTTTTCTGTTTCTAGCATTTACCATTTTTCTTTGAATTAAATCTATAAATTCAAGAAACGATAATTTACTAATGTCCCCAACACCAAAAGTGTCATGAATAACAGGTTTAAAAGCAGCGTTACCTCCAACAAGATAATATACACTAATAATTGTACCATATCTAATACCATTTGGTAAATATATTTCATATGGATTCAATGCATTAAGACTATAATCTTTATTGGGTTCTAATGCAATTCCATCTATCAATATTTTAACGTCTTTTGCATTATTTGCTTTATAATTAAGTTTATATACAAATTTATTCGCCAATTGATTAAAATATATTTTATTGGCATTAATACTATCAACTCTAACAACTTCACTTCTAGCAGAAATATCATTACTTCCCACAACTTCAACATATGCGATTTGAACACTGGAATTTGTTTGTAAGTACGATATCACTTCTGGATTTTGTATTATAAGATTATTCGTTCCACCCACAGTATTATTTGGATCAACAATATAATCAGCGTTAAATTGTGATGTACCTTTGGTCAAAGCAATTCCATTTATTGTAAGCTGAACATCTCCACGTGGATAACTTGGCAAAGGAATAATTGTTCCAGTTGCATCTGCCTTAATTCTTGTTACAACATAATCAACAGTTACCCCACTAATTGAATGAGTCCCACCACTATAAACAAATGTTGCTTGAATTACATCTCTTCTATTTCCAGAATTAATCGCAGTTCCGCTAATCAATGTAAATGTATTAGTATCATAATTAATAGTATAATCTGATTGATATGTAATACCCGTAGTCGTTCCGCTTTTTGGTGCATTTAATAATATTCCATTATATCTAACCTCAAAATCTCCCAATGTTTTATCAACATTATATGGCAACGTAAAAGTATTTTGTATACCATCATAATTCAAAGATATATTTACATATGAAAACGGTAATGTGTATCCACTCGAATTAATTGCAAAATCTTTTTGAATATAATCATATACGTCATATTCTATACCACGTGAAGTATCAAGCGTAACATCAACCTCTTTTGTGTTTATAACCAATTTACTGTCTTCTTGATAGTATTGAGGCATAGTATCATCAGCCCTATATGTTGCACCACTTTGTGACCACGATTTTTTATTATCAATAGTTCTTGTTAAATTGAAACCAGCCATGCGAAACACATCCAAATACGCTTGACCGCTATCCGTATCACCAGATATTTGAAAAAAGAAGTTATTCGTTTCTAATGGTGCTGAAGGATAACCATTGGTGTCATATGGTAACGAATTTGAGGGAAAATCATTTATCGATAATCCAACAGTATTGGGGTTAATTTTACCGTCAACAGTATACACATACTCAGTAATATCAATAAATGGTTCGGGAATACCAATTAAAAGAAACATTGATTTAATAGCATCCCTAGTTCCTTTAGATTTCCAAAAATAATTTGTGTTCATTAATATTCTTCTCCAAAGTTCAATATCAATTTCTGCTGGAAGTAAGTCAGCGTTTAAATCTCTTTCATTCTCATCAATAGTTAAAAAACTGGTAACCAATTCACCTTCATTAACCAATGAAAAATAATCCCAACCAAAAGTATTTGACATATTCTTAATCAATTGATCTGGAATATTATTAACCTTATTATATGATACTCTATTAATATAAACCAAAGAATCGATAAATTCTCTTAATTGGTCAAACTCTCTACCATAAATTCTTAATAATTTGGTCATTTTACCCTCTTCAGTAAGGTCATACGCCTTCAGCGAAGACGGTGTTAAAAATCTTGCAATTAAGTCTGTTTTAATTCTATCATATTTACTCCCAATAGTCAATAGGATTTCTAAAAATTTTTGATAGCTTGGCGAACTTACATCAATATTATAATTATCACTTGTTATCCAAACTAATGTGGTGTCGGTATATACAATACTTCCATTATCAAGTAATGTGGGGTCTTTAAGTGTAAATTTAAATCCTTTTATTCCGTCTCTAGTTGAAACTATATATTTTTCATATTCATTTAATAATGCTCTAAATTCTTCAAAAATAAAATTATTCGGTTTTATGTGAAAATCAACATTTGATGAAGTACTTCCACTAATCATCGAGAACGGATTCCCTTCTACTTTCAACGTCAAATAATTGCGACCAGAAGCATTTCCAACAAATTCAATAATATTATAAGCGTTATTATCAGGTGCTTGAGATGTCCATATAACATATTTGTTATATGAGATATTAATATTTTTTAATTCATTATTATTCGGCAAACTAACATTGCCATAATTATATACCAATCCAAACGTATTGACGGTACAAACGGTTGGAATTTTAAATGTTGACGTATTTGTTATCAAATCATAGGCGTAATCAAAATAAGTTATATTACCACCTCTAGATGATTGTGAGTTCATGAAAAGTGAGCCCGGGTACGAAGTTATAATATTCTCAACAGCAACTCTTAAAAATTCATATGCAGAACCAAATCTAATAAACGTGTTTAAGTCTGATTTATCTAGATTTAGAACTGCATTTGTTGCATATTGATATATTATACTGGATTGAACATCAGAAACTCCAATTGTTTCCAATGTGACGGGACGAACAAACGAACTTAAAGAATTTGTATAATCGATATATTTTCTACCATCAAAATTTGATGTTACAGCAAAACTGCCAAACGAAAATATTGTTTCGGAAGCAGTATTATTAAAATTGCTACCGTTTAAATTCTGGTCAAGATTATTATTTACTACTTTTACTTTTGCCACGAACTTTATATTTTAACATAAATACAGTAAAAAGAAAAATCCTAAACTTACGAATAGGATTTTATAAAAAGTAATAAACTTAACTGCCAGATTTTCGTGCTATATTTAACCCTAATACCATTCGAGATAATATAATCAGGAAGATAAAAATCGAAAGGAAGTGCATATTTATATTCACAACAATCAAATCTTTTTTATATATAAAAAATTAAAAATTAACAACAGTGTCAAAATTCTGGGACTCATCAATTGTTGTCCTTTTTTCCTTCACCTCGTATAAAAACTCGTTGGTAATATTATCCTTAATCTCAAACAAATTAAACTGTTTAGTAATCACCCTATTAGTATCATAATAGGTCAATATACCATCTTGAACACTTTTAATTTGTTCCCCAGCTACAAACGAAGCAAGAGTATCGATTGTGTTTTCAACCATTTCAATCTCAACCACCAATGGTGAAAAATATGTATTTGACATTAATATTGTTTGACCAATATTTCCAATAAAAGGTAATGCATTAGGTTTGACATTGGAAGCTGAAGAAGGGGTAACCTGTAAAAATATTAGTGTGCCTGCATCATCAAAACGATATCTAATTGCTTTTTGTGTTGTATTACCAACATTTTCATTTATTGCTGAAACTTTATTAGATGTTACCACATACCTAACAACATTTCTTAATTTAGTTCCATCACTATTAATATATTCAATTCTATATCCCTGTAGCGAGTTGTTTGCTTTTAAGTTTTCGGGTAATGAATTCATATCAATAACAATTCCTTTAATTGTTGGTAATGCAGATAAAACACTACAGTCAACAACCACAGTTGAGATTAATTTGGGTTTAAAATATATTGTATATATTCCTAATTGACTGAAAACTGAGGCAGGTAATTTTAAATCATATAATCCTTCTAAAAGATTTTCAGAATACCCGACAATTCCTTCATCATAGGTTGTTGTTGATAAAAAGTCTGAACTATTTGTAACCTTAATAATAGCCCCCGCAGGTGTTTGCCTATTCGGAGTATAATCATAATACATATCAACATCTGAAATATTAACATCTGCAGGACGAGTAGTTCCAATAATTCCAACGCTCATTTTATAAAAATTTTAGTCATTTTAAGTATTATTTACAATAACAAAAAAATTACCTCCCGCATATGTTTCTAAATCACCTAGATTACCAATGTATTCCAATCTATAATTTTTATCAAATGCTGATAATTGTTGTCTTAATATAAATACATCATCAATAATTTTTGGGTTACTAATTATATTATTTTTATTTGGGTCTTTAAAATATGGAACATTTATAAAATTTGCACTCGCAGTGCCCTGTGGTGTATATATATTTAATGTAGTTCCAGACGTACTGCCAGTAATTATATCAACGTATTTAATTCCACCAATATAATAAACAATTTTATCCAAAGGATTCGAACTAGACAAATCAATGCCATCTGTATTAATTGATCCCCCAATGACATATTGTTTCGTAAAATCATTTGTTACTGTATATTTACGTAACTCACTTAATCTGCTACTCGATGTTCCTGTTATTATCATGTTATTATATTTTATGTATTATGACTGAATTATGATTGATAACATCTTGCCCCAGTAAAAAGACCAGCCCACGTACTATTATTTTGTACTTCTGGAATATTACTGTGATCATTATATTGAGTCTCTCGCAAATTTTTAGCTAACCAAACCTGTCCGTTTATTACCACCGTTGGGTAAACTTTTCCATCGTTTCCAACATAATTTCCTGTATCAATACCATCATCTTTAATAAGTCTTATTGAAAATCCCCCGTTTTTATGATAAGTACCGACATATGCAGATGGGGTATTAAACAACCCCGTCACAAAAACGTCATAATAATCTCCAACACTAGATGTTGATGTCCATAACGGACCTTGACTTCCTTCACCAGCAAACGTTGAGTCTGGGTATGATCTTGATGGGGATGGCACACCCCCAAACCCGTAACTATCAATAGCACCAGTATTGGGCGTTAGCCAATGCGAATATCCAATTTCTTTCAATTTTCCTCCCGCAACAGAAGTGCCACCTAAGAAAGTAATTAACGAATTGACCTCGCTTGTCGTTGGCACATGCCACCCACTTCCAGCTATATTAGGAACAACCATATGATTATATGAATATCCATATGTAACAACAATAGGTGATAATGTTGTGGTAGTGGTAGTAGACGTGCTAGTACTTGTAGACGTGCTTGTGGACGTGCTAGTAGATGTGCTAGTACTTGTGGACGTAGACGTACTTGTAGACGTGCTTGTGGACGTGCTAGTAGATGTGCTAGTAGATGTGCTAGTACTTGTAGACGTGCTAGTAGATGTGCTAGTACTTGTAGATGTGCTAGTACTTGTAGATGTGCTAGTACTTGTGGACGTGCTAGTAGATGTGCTAGTACTTGTGGACGTGCTTGTAGACGTGCTAGTACTTGTGGACGTAGATGTACTTGTAGATGTGCTAGTAGAAGTACTTGTGGTTGTACTAGTACTTGTAGAAGTTGTGGTGGTTGATACAGGCATTCCACTTATTTGTATTATTTGTGGACAATTACTACACTCACCATTAGAAGTTAATTTAAGATATGTGGCATTATTATCAACAATAATGTATATTCCATTATATAGTTCAACTTTTGTTGAAATAGATGGAATTGCTATGCCAACGTTGGGTACAATTGTAAAATTATTTCCAACTTTTGACCCCCAATTATCTATTTTTAATAAAACGTACATTATTTCTAAAGTAGACGTGCTTGTGCTTGTTGTAGTAGGTGTTGCTGAAGCATATATAGCAGTTCCACTAAAATAACAATCTGTTGAACATAAACTCCCCTCGTATGCATCAAAAAAACCAATATCTTTATCTTCAGATACTAGTCCAAATTTCATGTGATAAATTTTGGTTAAATCTGGAACAATAACAGTATCCCCACCAGATGTTTTTCCAGTGGTTACTATCTGTAATATTGATTTTTTGATTATTTCCATTAATTTATGTTATACATTTTTTTTACGCAACAAAACTTTTATGTCCTTAGCTGGATATTTAATTTCAAACATTGAATCTTCTGTAGAATATATTGTATTATTTATAACCGTAATTTCCCCAGTAGTTGTATCAGTAATTGCTTGTGATATTGTATTATTAGAATAATTTCCTCCAACCCTATTATAAACTTTAATTCCAACAATATTAATCACACCGTTTGCATTAAGAATTTCTTTTTGTAGTTTTCCAAGAAAAATATCTTGATTCATTTCATAATTATTAATATTAAAATAATCTCTTACAATTGTTATAATACTATTTGCAATTTGATTATCTGATATATTTTCGACATACACATCAATATCAAAAGCCAAATTAAATATTTTACCGTCCTTAACTTCAACGTAATCATTTACCATTCTGAATTGACTTAAATATTCTGTAATATTATTTTTCAATAAGGTATTGCTTGTGTTCGATAAAGTACCATCAGACCCAATATTAAGTATTGAGATAACAACCTTATTATTAATTTTAAATGCATTTGCACGAAACGGTGAACCAAACTGCCCGGGCATCTTATATATTTGCAACAAATAATCGGTTAAACTAACGTCTCTTTGTTGTGAAGAAAAATTATATTTAATTAAACTTCTAATTTGTTCAACACTTAGTCCATCATTACCACCAATAGCAGGTATTGGGTTAGATACTTTTAAACTTCTTTCAACAGATTGTTTAAAATCTTGACGAGAACCGTTTGAAGTAATACTATAATTTCCAATTTGTGTCAATATTGCTGCACCAACATTTGAATTACTACCACCACCAGTTCTATATTTAATAAAAAGCGTATAATTTGCTTTCAATTTTTCACCCAAAGAAGTGTTATTCAAGAAATTTTCAAGAAAATATTTATTGTTAACCCCTTCCTTAAGAAAACCATTTTTAAATGCATTTACATCAGGATCACCAGAACCAAATGTTATTTTACAGTAACCATTAGATGTAAATTCTTTTATAAATTTTTTTGTTACATCAATCCATTGTGCTGATTTAAGTCCGTTTGAATTTGTGTTTCCTGAAGAACTATTATAATTTTCAATAAAAACTCTTTGTTGTGCAAGATAATCTACTTCATAATACTTATATGCTGAATTATTAAAATCGCTGTCCGTTGGGTTTGAAATATAATTAGTACCCTCCATCAAAATAACACTATCTATCTCAAGCACATCTGAGTCAGGTAAATTAAAACTAAAAAACGATACAACATCATTCGTTGTTATTACCCTTTTAAAAATACTTGACGAACCATTAATAACAACTTCCCTCTTCGTAACACTATAACTTACCACAATACCATTCGAATCTAAATTAGGTATAATTGAGCGATTTGGATCACCTAAATTACTTACTGGCGAATTCCAATCAATAACACTCTGTGTTTCAAATATTTTACCACCACCTATGACCTGTGCACCAGCATTTAAAACTGGATAATAGGAAGCGTCGGGCTTATCACCTAGCACTGGGATAAAAACAGTAAAATCCACAACAGTAACTGATGGTCTTTTAGCTGGAATATTAAATCCCATATTCTTTGCAATATTTAATATGGATGTTCGTTGTTGAGCATATTCCAGTTGCGTCTCCATATAAACACGATCAGTATTAATTGCCAAATTGTTAGCAACCCCTGCATTAAGGTCAATCATGATTGCCCCAATGGATGAATCGGTGAAATCGCTCAAAATCTCCGGATAAGTTTGTCTTATCATTGTTATAAGATCAACCCTTATTTCGCCAAAGGTTCTTGAACCATATCTTATTACATTTGTAGTTGTGTCTGCCATGTTTTTATGTTTTTATCTAAAATTTCGTTTATATTTTTATATTCATCAAATCTAATTCTCAAAAGATTAATATTGTTATTTTTTGCGTATTCATTTTTAATATTATCGTTAATTTGTTGTCTATTGAAACCTTCTTCACCTCCCCAATATTTCAATGGTTTAAAATGTTGTTCGCCATCATATTCAACCAATGCATTATAATCAGGCAAATAAAAATCAAAAGGCAGTGTCCTTTTATACCCTCTACAATTATCATACTTTTTCTCCCTAATAAACTCAAAGCCTTTTGTTTTTAAATAGTTTGTAATTACCAATTCGCCTTTAGATTCGTTACAATGTGGGCAACCTCTTCCAACTAAATGATCGCCACTCCTTTGCATAAAAGTACCGTGTTTTGGACAAATAATTTTTATTTTTGTCACGGCATTAACATAATCAACCAAAGAATAATCATATTTATCATCATGAACCAATTTGGCTCTTTTAATAAAACTTTTGGTGTTAACAAACATTTTGTTACATTTAGGACATTTATAACCAAATAAATGTTCGCTAGGTCTTATTGTAAACATTCCATGATCACAACAAACGATTTTTATTTTTGTTATCGTATCTTTATAGTTAACCAAAGAATAATCATATTTATCACCATGTACTAATTTGGCTTCATAAATATAATCATCAGTTGACCTATTCTTACCCGCACATTTTTGACAACCATACCCGCACAAATGGTTTTTCGGCTTCTGTAAATATTCACCATGTTTAGGACAAACAATAACCACATTTTCATCCGATTTAATATATTTAATCAAAGAATAGTCATACTTATCTCCATGAACTAGCCGTGCTTTTTCGATAAACGTTTTTGCATCCATTTTTATATTTGGATTTATTTCATTGGCACATTCGGGACATTCACA